TATGGTAAGACGGAAAGAACTTACTGATGATATGTTAGAAACTATTGATTTTTATCATCATGTCCTATAGTGTGTAGATTATTTTAAGGAGGCTTGTCAAAAAGCTGATTTCATGGTACACTCTGTATACGGAATCTGGGGAGACTTAAAAATAAGTTGCAACCTGAAAAAAGCTGTGTACAGACATGTACACAGCTTTTTTATTATCATGAAACCATTTAAAGATTATGACGATCAAATTAAAATTTTACAAGCTAGGGGCCTTTTACCTATTATAAAAGATGATTCACTTACTAGTTCAGATCTTGTAGATAGTAATGGATGCATATCCATTTCCGATAATCCTATCCCCTATGCCAAAACTTTACTACAAACATATGGCTACTACAATATTATTAATCTCTACAATAAACCATTTGTGCACAACGATACTTACGATAAAGATATGGATTTTTTCAAGCTTATGAGTTTACATGAAATAGATACTATAATAAAATCTCTCCTGTATTCTCCTATCTTTATGGCAGAACAAAAGTTAAAAACCACTATTGCACACTCATTTGCACAAAAGTATGGCCCATTTGATTCAACATCTTTAGCTAATTATATTGAGCCTTATTTAGATTCTTCAAATTATAATCGTTCATTGAAAAATAAATATAATAAGCCTCAATGTAATGCCCTTATAAAACATTTTACTAAGATCTTAACAGATAACACTAAATATCCGCCTTTCAAACACTATCAGACTAAACATGGACATATTCCTATTTGGGTATTCATTAATAAACTTACCTTTGGTGAAATGAGAAAAATGTTTGAAGTATTGAAAATACAACAGAATATCTCTAATGTTTTTAATTTAACACCATCTGAATTACGTAGTACATTAATTTACCTCAATAATGTTCGTAATGATTGCGCACATGGAGCGAATTTTTTTCAACAAACCTATCCAGCATTAAAATCATCTATTAAAATCATCTCTGATTTTGAAACTACATTCTCTTTTCAAAACTCGTCTATTGGTAATTTATTTACATGTCTTTGTCTATTAAAGCCATTCTTACCAGTATTAGATTATTTCAAAACTTGTGATTCTTATTTTAATGAAGTTTTTAAAACTGTAATTTCTAAGCATCCTATGCCAATAATTACACCATATGTAATAAAACAACTTGGTGTTACTAGCTTGGAAGATGCACAAAATAAATTATTTTATTTAAAAACATACAAATAAAAATGCCCCCTACTCTGCGCCAACAGAAGATGAAATAGATTTCTATCATCATGTATTATAATAATTACTGTTTACTTATGGTTGCTTATTTTTTTAGGAGATAACTTTTATGTCTAATATTACTGATGAAAGGCTTGCAGAATTACGTAGATCTGCACCCCCACCATACGAACCTCAACGTTTACCTTTTGATACCTTTAATTTACTCACTCCTGAATTAATTAAACTGTCTTCAGAAGCAAATATGGCTCTAGGTGAATATAAAGGCTTTTTAGTAAATACGCCTAATCCTGTTTTGCTTTTATCACCTATTACTACACAAGAGGCTGTATTATCTTCTAAATTAGAAGGTACACACGCGACTCTTGAAGATATTCTTAATCATGAAGCTGGCAACCAAACTGATATTCAGGATGATGAGTTAAAAGAAATCCTCAATTATCGTTCTGCACTAAAACATGCATTAGATACAATTTCACCATATAATCAATTGTCAAATCCTAATAGTAAAGAACCCTTAACAATAAAAATTATTAAAGAAATGCATGCCATTCTTTTAGATAATGTTCGTGGTTCTACTAAACATCCAGGGGATTTTAAAAAGTTACAGAACTATATTGGTGGCTATGATTTTATTTCTTATACTCCAGTTTCCCCTCAACTAACAGATTCTTATATGTCTAATCTAGAAATGTATTTACACTATGATGAGATAAACCCATTAATTCAAGCTGCTATTATTCATGCACAATTTGAAATGATTCACCCATTTGAAGATGGGAATGGTCGTATAGGCAGATTGCTAATTCCTCTATTCTTTTATTATCGTGGAATTATTCCATCTCCCATATTCTACATGAGCTCTTATTTTGAACGTAATCGTGATGAGTATATTCATAATTTAGCCAATATTTCTAAAAGTAATAACTGGGTATCTTGGATTTATTTTTTCCTAAGTGGCATAATTGCTGAATCTCATAACAATACCAAGAAAGCTTTAAATATTTTATCTTTATATGAACAGTTTAAATCTTTAGGTGATTCTATAAAATCATATTACTTCATTCCGATTTTAGACTTTATTTTTCAGCATCCTATATTTACAAGTAAACAACTTATCGAAGAAATCAATGCCAGTAAGCAAACTGTATTTACACTTTTGAATAAAATGGTAGATCAAGATATTTTAATTAGTTCAGATAAAGCTAAAAACAGAACATTTATTTGTCCAAAATTATTAAGTATTATAGATAGTTAAGTCTAATATTTTAATCTTTTTTAGACTATATATTTTTATAGTCCAATATATCTCATTATATTGGACTATATTTTTTAATAGTCCAATATACAGAAAAATATTAGACAAAATAAAAAAGCCTCTATCTAGCTACTACTAGATAGAGGATAGATGCCTTAGAGACACCGCATATTTACATTATAACATACCTCTAAGGCTTATTTACTATACCATTTTAGCCTAGGAGGTATTTTTAATGTGGTGTGAAACTGTAACTACCAAAGCTGGTATTACTAAATATAAATTTCAAGAACGCTATGTGGATCCGTATAGTGGTAAAACAAAAAGAATATCTGTTACATTGACTAGTAATAGTAGGCAAGCCTACAAAATCGCACAAGCTGAATTGCAAAATAAAATTGACTTGGCCACTAATACAGATATTGCAAAAGATATGACATTGAATGATGTTGTATCTGAATATTTAGAATCTAAGCGTGCATTTAGAAAATCATCCACACAATATAGTATGGATAATCTACACAAACAGATTATGAAATGGTTTCCTGCTGATATATTACTATCTAAACTTTCACCATATATTATTCAAAGCACATTTGATAAATTCGCTTGCCAGTATTCCTACAATTATACAAAACTGGCCCTTAGTCTTATTAGACAATCATTAAAATACGCTAGGCGCATGGAATATATTCGTGATATTTCATTCTTAGACAATATCGAATTACAAAAACCAGTGGCGGATGTAGACCGCATCAAGAAACAGCGTTCTAAATTTCTAACTAAAGATGAACTAAAAGATTTACTTGCACAATTGGATACTATCAATCATCATGTATCTCTATTATGTGAGTTTCAATCTTTAACTGGTCTTAGATTTGGTGAAATGGTGGCGTTACGCACTCAAGACTACGATGTAGAAAATGCGGAAATAGATGTAAACGCTACTTTATCCAATCGTGGTAGCTTTTCTGACCCTGCTATGCGCCTTCCACCAAAGAATGTTCATTCTATTCGCAAGGTGAAATTGGATGCACGTGCTGTACAAATTATTAATCACTTTATAACTGCTAATCAAGCAAGACGATTATGGAAATCTAAATTTGCTGACCTAGGCTATATCTTTGTTACGGATGGTGGCTTGCCATATGATCTACATTATGTGAATAGAACTATAAAAAAACTTGGTTTCCCAAAACCAGTAAGCACCCACACCTTTAGACATACTCATATTTCTATTCTTGCTGAATCTAATGTTCCTCTAAAAGCAATTATGGAACGTGTTGGCCACAATGAGCCACGTACTACACTTGCTATTTACACTCATGTAACAGATGAAATGAAACAAGAAGTAAATGCAGCTATTACAAATATGGGTAAAGTACTTGCAAATAAATAAAAAATGAGCCACCGCATCATGTGCAGTGGCTTTTTTCAATCCTCATATAAAAGGGGCAAATATTTGTTTTTAAAAGGGGCAATAAAGGGGCAAATTGTTGTTACAATGCGTTACAATTTGTTACTCTTTATCTTTCAAATATCCTTGTAAATGCTTTATCTGTTACAGTTTGTTACAATTCGTTACAATCTGTTAAATAGTCAATAAGAATGGTGCGGTTGGAGGGACTTGAACCCTCACGAGCGTACGCTCACCACCCCCTCAAGATGGCGTGTCTGCCATTCCACCAC